GACTGCTTCTTCACTCTGAACTGGGTCATTACCTTCCATTTCAATCTGAGACCATCTAAACTTCCGTTTTTGGTCTTTAATTAGTCCAAGTCTAACCTCTTTTTTCTCTTCTTCTGTAAACTTAAAAATATTATCATAAATCCACTCTGTATCTGCTATTTTAGCGTCAATAAGACTTGAAGCAAGACTTTGTTTGTTATTCCACAATTCAATTCTTTCTTCTTCATATATTGTAGATGGATTTTTTAATTTCAATTCAAAATTTACAAGGTCTGCATCTGTATATCCTTGTGCATATAAATGAACAATTGCAATCTTTGTTAATTCACTAACCACAATTCTCTGTATTCTTTCAATTGTCCGTGCAAACCGAACATCTTCTGCTGCTAAAGTTGCCTTACTACCAACTGCCTCATCGTATCCAAGAAATGCCTTTGGGATCTTTAGTGCTGCCATTAACTTATTTCTTAAATACTCAATATCTTCTACCGCCTCATAAGTTAATCCTGCAAGACTATCAATTGAAGTTCCACTATCTCCACCACGAACTGGTAAGAAAAAGTCCTCTGTAAGATTTTGAATGTTATATTTCAAATTGTAATCACCCGTGTTTTGATCAATTACTGGTGCCTTCTTCATCTTATTGATTATCTTCTGCATAAAGTTTTCAACTTCTGCTGGTGGAATATTACCAATGTCAATTTTGAAAACTCTCTTTTCAGGTGCTCTCATAATTCTATGAATTAACATAGCATCTTCCATAAGACTTAATTGTTTCCAAATCTTACGGGCCCCTTCAATCATACCTTTTCCATATGGTATGAAATTTGCATCTGATAGTAATCTGAAATGTGCTATTTCATAATTTTCTAATTCTTTATTTCCTGCCATGTGGCCTGAATGTCTTGTATCACCTTCTTCAACCATAAACTGAACATAATATGGATTTTCGGGATCCTCACCTTCAATACGAGTTACATCATATGCTGAAAGTGGAATTACATTCGTAATACCATACTTTTCTTTAATATCTAAATAGAGATAAAAATCTCCATATTTACATAGATTACGAACCCATGGCCATAAATTAAATTCTATATTCAATATATCATAAAAAAGATTATGTAGAATATCATGAATATTTTCATTTTCTGAATTAATCTCTAATATCTTACCATATTCATTTTTCATTGTAGATTCATCCGAATAAACATCTAATGCACTTGATATAATTGCATCACTATCCATTTCTTCATAATCTCTAAATAAAGCCAGGCGTTGTGCCTGAAAACTAATTGCCTGTGAATGACCGTATCCACCCGTTGTCAAATTAGTATGTAATCTTGACCATCTATCTACAAGACTATTTCTCTGTGCACTTTGAACTCTATCTGTATCGGCAATTTTTAACTTTCTACCACCTGCATGTCTTACGATTACGTTTGTAGAAAAAAGTCGTTGTAGTCTTGCTCTTAAACTTGTTTGTGCCATTTTATCCTCTTATTATTTTATTAACCAAGTTAGATCTTCTTTTTCACCACGTATATCCCACTCCCAACCTTCAGCTCTTTCTTCTTCTGGGGTGTAAACTGGTTCATAATCTAACATTTTATTTAGGACTGTTTTTTGTAAGGCAATTCCTTCTGCATTTAATCTAAGTGCAGTATCTCTTACCCACAATCCTATTGCCAAACTCATTGGAAGGTCATCATTATATCCCTCCAGTGCTTCGGCCTTGTTATTGTGCCATATAAACACAAATAATTCATCAATCAGTCTATTAGAATGAACTATGACTGATTTTTCTCTAAAATATTCTTCTAATTTTGCAATTACCAATGGTCTTGTTTTCATTGTCATACTAAACCCCGGGACCATTTGTCTATCTTTATGTCTGTATCTGTTTGTTACTTGTCTTGCGACATCTACAAACTGTAAATCTTTACTTGTATAAAATAGGTTATCATACTCTCTATCAATAACTTGTTGTATGGTAGCCCAACCAATACTTGAGTTCTCAATCACAAGTAATGCGTTGTTATACTCCATAGCAGTGTTCATACATAAATTACCAAAATCTTTGGTAGGTATTTTCCCCTTATATTCTGCTACTTGTTCCATACTCTCTATTTCTATTACATGAAATGCAGAAAAGTCTGATGCATCACCACGAGCAACGTCAGCAGCAACTACATAATTCTTGGTATAATCAGGTTGTCTCCAAATCCATAAATTACTATCCATTCCCCTCTTTTCAACTGGATCTTCAATTTGTGTATTTCTGTATTCTTCCAAAATAACACCATCAATTACAGTTTGACCAGAAGTGATGAAGTCACAATCACATTCTTGTGCAGCCATTGAAGGACCCAACAACTTATCTTGTTCATCTCTCCACTCTTGTTCTCTGTCTGGATGTAATGACCAATGTAATTTTATAAAATTCCAATCACTCTTTCCATCTTCGGCATCAACCCAAACTTTGTGAAACCAATTACCAACACCATTTGGTGTAGATAATGCTATACATTGTCCACCAGTAGATAGAGTGCTTTGTGCAGCAGTCCATATTGTATCTATTTTTTCAATAAACGCGGCCTCATCAAGTATCAATAATGACAATGCCTCTGAACGACCAGCGTCTTCAGAACTCGCAATTGCTTTTACTTGTGAACCATTTGAATATCGTAACGACAATTTGTTGTCCTCAACACACTTTGACTTAACCCAACTTGGTAAGTTTGCGTGCATAACTCGGATTTTCGTAACCAAGTTTTTAGCGGTATCTTGTTTAGTTGCAATAACCAATATGTTCTTATCACTCTGAAAAGTCATCATCCATAATGCGTATCCAGCGGTAAGTGTGGATATACCTAACTGACGGGCCTTCAGAATAACATTATAATTGTGTTCATTAAAATCCCTTACCATTTTTTCTTGAAAATCATATAAAGAAAACGGTATTTTACCCTGTATTGGATGTTGAATAACAGCATACTTTTTTAGAAAATATGCAGGGTCTTGTGCACATTTTAAATATTCCTTTTTAATGACTTCTTTTATATTCTTATCACTCATTAATTTGCTAAGTCCGCTATTTTAATTCCAAAATAAGTTGGTATAATTATCGCCGCTGATCCATATACAAAATACAACCACTTGTTTTCATACCAACTTGGTTTTGCTAAATCTGCTTTTTGTTCTAATGCCCAATTTTGTTCCATTAAAAGTTCTATCTGTTCATCTTTTTGAACCAATAAAAGAGAATCAGTTCTTATGTGTTCTTCATATTTACTACCCAACTCTTCTAAAATATTTACCTGATTTGCCAAATTTAAACTATCTGCCTGTAAAGATACTATTTTATTTGCAAATCCCAATACTTCTTCTTGTGTAAAGGTGTGTTCATCAAGCTGTCCAAATAATGGAATGGATAGCAATAATATCCAAAGATATTTCATATTCACCCCTTATCTAAGTAAATAAACTGTGCTTGCACCACCAGTTACAGCTTTTTGAACCCCAATTTCATGTACGACACCCGCATCAAAAACATCACCAGTAGCTGATCCGCCACCTGAAAATGTTAATGTAATCTGTGCCACAGTTCCATCTACCACAAAAGCAGCAGCTTCATTTGAACCTGTTGCAAAGTACGTTGTACTGTTACCAACAAGATGCACACTGTTATACTTACCAAGATTACCTCTTACTGCAGGTGGTGTTCTATCTCCAATAGCCATTTTAATTTCTCCTTATATATGTATATATAATTATTTACTCTTTGAAAACTTCCTCAAAAAATCTGCTGCATCGTCTACATCATCATTTTCGTAAGTTACTTCCATCTTTTTGACCTCATTTTTTGTTCTGGTCAATTTTCTTTTTAAATTTGTTATTTCTTTTTTATTTTTATTTTTATTTACTTGTAATTTTTCTATTTTTTTAACTACTTCTTTTGTTTTTTTCTTATTTTCTTTGATTACCTTCCCTAATTCCTTTACTTCTTTTGATTTATTAGCACTTAAAAGTGTACTTAAACCAAAAAGTCCTAAAATTGCAACTACTAACTTCTTTAACCACTCCATTATTTCATCTCCATTATTTTTTTATAAGTAGACTTACTCTCTAACTGTTTAGTTTTTGAAGGTTCATCAAAATCACTATCATCAGGTTCATCAAATTTTCCGTATCCTTCCGCATCCCTATCAATTTTTTCATCAAAACCTTTATCAAAAATATTTACTGTTTTATGTATTCTAAATGTAGTAGCCTTTCTTCCATTTATAGTCGGCATTCCGTGTTTATCTACACCTATATCTTTTATTACCATTTTCTTGTTTTTAAATTTTCCTACAAGTATAGTA